TTATTATATTGCCCTTGAACCTGACTCTACTTTTTCATAATGGATTTTCTTCTTTATCTAACACCGATTGGAAATCAAATACTTAATAAAATTATTTCTAAAAATTATATTGTTAGGGAAAATGCTCCAATTTGTAGGAATAAAGAATTATTTGGTACTTTAACTAGACCAGATTTTGTAATCTGCACTGATAATATAAAGAATGCTATTAGTCCAGTAAAGCATTATGTAAATGAAACTGTCTATCACGAGGCAGTTCACGTAATTCATTCTTGTAAAGGTGGTCCAATTGGAATTAAAGATATTCAGTTGGACTCTTGGAAATTGAATGATGTTATGCGTTCTTCAAACATAACAAAACAGCATCAAGTCTATGAACTTGAGGCATATTGGTTGGAAGATAAACCAGAGTTGGTTAATGATTACCTACAAAAATTTTGCTTTTAAATTATGAGTCGTGATGAATTTCTTTGGGTTGAAAAGTATAGACCCAAAACAATTGAAGATTGTATTCTCCCAGAGAATATTAAGAAAACATTTAGAGATTTTCTAAATAAGGGTGAAGTACCAAACCTGCTTCTTGCTGGTCCTGCTGGATGTGGTAAGACAACAGTTGCTAAAGCACTGTGCAACGAACTTGGAGTAGATGTTTATGTCATCAATGGATCCGACGAAGGTAGATTCCTCGATACTGTCCGAAACAATGCGAAAAACTTTGCTTCGACCGTATCACTTACGGCAACTGCTAAACACAAAGTCATCATCATTGATGAGGCAGATAACACAACCAACGATGTACAACTCCTCCTACGGGCGTTTACTGAGGAGTTTAGTGGCAACTGCAGATTCATTTTCACCTGCAACTACAAAAACAAAATCATTGAACCTCTTCATTCAAGATGTGCGGTCGTTGAGTTTTCAATTACTTCAAAACAAAAACCAACAATCGCAGCAGGATTCTTCAAAAGACTCCAGCAAATCCTTGAACTGGAAAACATTAAGTTCGATACAAGAGTCCTTGCAGAACTCATCAACAAACACTTCCCAGACTGGAGGAGAGTCCTCAATGAATGCCAAAGGTATTCAGTTAGTGGAGAAATTGATACAGGCATTCTTTCTTCGTTCTCGGAGATAAAAACTGATGACCTGATTAAGAGTCTTAAGGAAAAAAACTTTTCTGAAGTACGTAAGTGGGTTGTCAGCAATCTGGACAATGATTCTGGTGTATTACTGCGTCGTGTTTATGATGCTTGTTACGAATCCCTTGACGGTCCTTCTATTGCTGCTGCCGTTCTTATTGTTGCTAAGTACCAATATCAGGCAGCATTTGTGGCAGACCAAGAAATTAATCTTCTTGCTGCTTTAACTGAAATTATGGTGGAGTGTAAATTTAAATGATTGGCAGAGATGATCTTATGCATCATCGTCTTCAGGCATGGTTGCGTGAGAATAAATCTGATGATTTAGAATATCTTGGATTTTATCCTGATGTTTTGGGTGTTGATAAGCATTGGTATCGTATTGATACCTATGAGGTTACTGTTGATTGTATTGAGGATATTGAATTTTTAGGAGAAATTGAAGTAAATGATTGATGTAAAATTGCTACGTATTACAACTGGTGAAGAAGTAATTGCCGAACTTCTTTCCGAAACAGAAGATACAATTACTATTCAGAATGCCCTTGTAGTTCTTCCTACAAATAATGGTGTAGGATTTGCCCCTTGGGCAACAGTTATTGATCAAGATAAACCAGAAATAGTTTTATCCAAAACTCATATTATATACAAAGTAGAAGTTCAAGAAAATCTTTCTAAAAAATATAATGAGATGTTTGGAAGTAAATTGATTACTCCAAATGAGAAAAAGATAATTCTTTGATAGTTCGTGAAATGGTTGAATTGAAAGATTGGTTAAATTCAATTAACCAAACAAAAAAAAATCTTCTTGATGAAGACCGTACTCTTGAAAAAGAGTATCCCTCATATATTATTAATAAGTGCCTCAGTGGCAGCATTGATTGTATTATGTTTGTTAATGAATTGAATATCAATAACAGACTAGATAAGAAACTTCAATATGATTTTCTTATAAATACTGTGAGAACCAAGAAGAGATTTTCTCCTTGGATAAAAAAAGAAAAAATTAAAGACCTTGAATACGTCAAATCTTACTATGGTTATAGTACGGAAAAGGCAGAGCAAGCGTTGAGGATTCTTTCTGAAGAACAAATTAATTTCATTAAACAAAAACTTGATGTTGGAGGAACAAAATGAGCGTCGTTCAAGAACCTGAAGTGAAGTGGTCACCAGACCAAATGGTGGAAGTTATTCTTAATGAACCAGATGATTTTTTGAAGGTTCGTGAGACTCTTACCAGAATTGGTGTAGCATCACGCAAAGAAAAAAAGATTTATCAATCTTGCCATATTCTGCATAAACAAGGTAAGTATTACCTAGTTCATTTTAAGGAGTTGTTTGCTCTTGATGGCAAACCAGCAAACCTTACGGTGAATGATGTCCAACGTCGCAACAGGATTTCTCAATTACTTGCTGATTGGGGTCTAATTACTATTGTTGATGTTAATAAAATTCAAGATATTGCACCACTCAATCAAATCAAGGTCCTTTCTTATAAGGACAAAGGTGATTGGATTTTGGAAACTAAGTATAATATTGGTGCTAAGAAAAAAAGAGTTGAAGGGGAAACCGAATAATTTTGTAGGGGGGTCAACACCCCCCTTTTTTAATGTCTTATGATATATAATATTAAGGATGCCTTCGGGGTCCACAAAACACAAACTCGCTTTTAAAGGAGCTACTATAATGACTAATCTGATGAAGTATCAGGCTGCGGATCTTCCTGCTTTGCTGGAAAGAATTAATCGCAATACGATTGGTATGGATGAATACTTTGAGCGTATTTTTAAAATTCACGAAACAACTTCTAACTATCCCCCATATAACCTAGTTCAAGTAAGCAACGTAGAATCAAGACTTGAACTTGCACTTGCTGGATTTAAAAAGAAGGAGGTTTATGTCTATACACAAGATGGGAAATTGTTCGTTGAAGGACAAAAAGAAGATAGGGAGTCCGACACCAACTACGTCCATAAGGGATTGGCTCAACGATCTTTCAAGAGAGCGTGGACACTGGCAGACGATACAGAAGTCGCAGATGTATCCTTTGAAGATGGACTCCTCTCTGTCAACCTAAAGAAGATTGTTCCTGACCACCACAAACGCAAAGATTATCTATAAATATAATTGAATATCGTCGGCGCAGGGGAACGACTGGCAAAATCCAGTTGACTTCCCCCTTTTTTCTTGCTATAATTTTTTGAGGTGCTTAAAGTAAATGGCTGTTAAACTTGCGGTTTTAAAATCTGGAGAAGATATTATTGCAGACATTAAGGAATTGGTAGATGATGATGGAAAGGCAGTATCGTTCGTATTCCAAAATCCTTATTCTGTTAAATTGTTGTCTCCACAAACATTGATGGAGCAAACCGAGAATGAAAGGGAGTATAGCGTATCATTTATTCCCTGGATTCCTTTGTCGCACGATACTGATATTGCAGTTGGATTTGATTGGGTAGTTACAATAGTTGAACCAACTGCAATGCTAAAACAATCTTATGAGGAAAGAATGAATGGAAAGTCAAGTGCTAATACTGGTGTTGATGAACAACACATCTCTGATAACGAGGGTTGAAGAAGTATCTTCTGAATTGGGGGAACCAGATTGTAGATTAGTTAAACCCTATCTTATTGATTCTGAATTAAATATTTCTCCTTGGTTAAGTGAATTCACAAATTTAGATGAATTTATGATGAGTTCAGATAAAATTCTGACATTAATTGAACCTAAAAAATCATTACTTGACAAATACTTAGAACTTACGCAATGAGATTTTATACCAACGTCTATGAAAAATTTAATAAAATGTTGGTCCGTGGATATGACAATGGTGAATACTTTCAAATAGAAGAAGATTATCAACCTACTCTATTTGTACCTTCAAAGAAAAAAACAAAATATAGAACGTTGGATGGATATCCAGTAGAACCTATTCATCCTGGAAAGATTTCTGATTGTAAAGAATTTCTAGACAAGTATTCTAAGGTTGAGGGATTTACTGTCTATGGTAATGATAATTATAAAGCACAGTATATCTCAGACAAATATCCGGAAGAAGAAATCAAATTTGATATCACAAAGATTCGATTGTTTACAATTGACATTGAGGTTTCTGCTGAAAGTGGATTCCCAAATGTTTTTGATTGTGCAGAAGAAATTCTAACAATTACTCTTCAGAACTATGCAACAAAGCAGATTGTCTGCTTTGCGAATGCTAGAGAGTATAATAATACTCGTAAGGATGTTGCGTATGTAAAGTGTTCTGATGAAATTGATTTGATTCATCGGTTCCTTGCTTTCTGGCAGCAGAATACTCCAGATGCCATCACTGGATGGAATTGTGAGTTGTATGATATTCCATATATTGCGGGACGTATCGAACGTATTCTGGGGGAGAAGGAAGCACGTCGTCTTTCTCCTTGGGGAAATATTCGCAGGAAAGAACTTGTCATTCAGGGAAGAGAGCAAATCTCTTACGAAATTGCAGGGGTATCTGTGATTGACTATCTTGATTTGTATAAGAAATTTACTTACACAAACCAAGAATCATACCGACTTGACCACATTGCATTTGTGGAACTGGGACAGAAGAAATTGGACCACTCCGAGTTTGATACTTTCCGAGATTTCTATACTAGTAATTGGCAAAAGTTTGTTGATTATAACATCAAAGACGTTGAACTTGTGGACCAATTGGAAGACAAGATGAAACTCATTGAGTTGATTTTGACAATGGCATATGATGCTAAGGTTAACTATAATGATGTGTTCTTTCAGGTAAGAACCTGGGATGCCATTATTTACAATTATCTTAAGAAACGTAATATTGTTATTCCCCCAAAAGATAAATCATCAAAGGATGAAAAATATGCGGGGGCATATGTCAAAGAACCAATTCCTGGGATTTATGATTGGGTTGTCAGTTTTGACCTCAACTCTCTATATCCTCATCTTATTATGCAGTATAATATCTCTCCAGAAACACTTTTAGATGAGAAACATCCACAGGCAACTGTGGATAGAATTCTTCAAGAGCAAATTAACTTTGAACTCTATAAGGATTATGCAGTTTGTGCCAATGGTGCAATGTATCGTAAGGACGTGAAGGGATTCCTTCCCGAATTGATGGAGAAGATGTATGGAGACCGAGTGATCTTCAAAAAGAAAATGATTGAGGCAAAGAAAGCATACGAGAAAACTCCTACCAGAGAGTTGGAAAAGGAGATTGCTCGTTGTAATAATATTCAGATGGCAAAGAAAATTTCTTTGAACTCTGCTTATGGTGCCATTGGAAACCAATATTTTAGATACTATAAATTGGCAAATGCTGAGGCAATTACTTTGTCTGGGCAAGTATCAATCCGTTGGATTGAAGGCAAAATGAATAAGTATCTAAATAAGGTGTTGAAAACTGATGATGTTGATTATGTTATTGCTTCAGATACTGATTCTATCTATCTTAATATGGGTCCTTTGGTGCAATGTGTATACAAAGGAAGAGAGGAGACTCGTGAGAAAATTGTCTCGTTCCTTGATAAGATCTGTAAAATGGAACTTGAGCCTTATATTGAAAGTTCTTACCAAGAATTGGCTGACTATGTGAATGCATATGAGCAGAAGATGCAGATGAAACGGGAAAACATTGCTGATCGTGGAATCTGGACTGCCAAGAAACGATATATTCTTAATGTGTGGGACAGTGAAGGTGTTCGTTATGAACAACCAAAACTAAAGATTATGGGACTGGAAGCAGTTAAATCTTCTACTCCTGCTCCTTGTCGTCAGATGATTAAGGACGCACTTAAACTCATTATGACTAAGACTGAAGATGATATGATTGATTATATTGAACAGTCCCGTAAAGAGTTTACTAATCTTTCAGTGGAGCAAATCTCATTTCCAAGAACTGTGTCTGATGTTGTTAAGCATAAAGCACACGCAACAATTTACGGAAAGGGGACTCCAATTCACGTTCGTGGTGCTCTTTTGTATAATCATTTTATTAAGGAAAAGAAACTTGATAAAAAGTATGCAGCAATTCAGAATGGTGAAAAAATTAAATTTTGCTATTTAAAACTTCCCAATCCAATCCGAGAGAATGTAATCTCTTATATTCAGGAGTTTCCTAAGGAATTGGGATTGGACAAATACATTGACTATGAACTACAATTCAATAAAGCATTCTTGGAACCTATGAGGGTTATCCTTGATGCAATTGGTTGGAAAGTTGAAAAAACAATTACTCTAGAATCATTTTTTTCATAATGGATTTGCCGATTAACGACGAAGAACTGAATAAAATTGTAAGTGCCATGTGTCTTGGTGGAGATACTGCACTATATCAAAAACTTAAACTTGTAAAAGAACTTAGGGAGCAAGGTCTTCCTTATAAAAAAATCTTACGTGAAGAATACGGGATGGTAGCATAATGGATTTTCTTAAAGATATTGTAAAGGAAATTGGTGGTGAGTATACACAACTTGCTTCTGATATTGACGAAACAGAGACTTATGTTGATACGGGTTCATTCATTTTTAATGCACTGGTTTCAGGTAGTGTACTTGGTGGTGTATCTGGGAATAAGATTACTGCTATTGCTGGAGAGTCTAGTACTGGAAAGACTTTTTTCTCTCTCGCAGTGGTTAAGAACTTCCTTGATAATAATCCCGATGGTTATTGTCTCTACTTTGATACTGAGGCTGCTATAACTAAATCACTTCTTGAAAGTAGAGGTCTCGATACTAGTAGAGTAGTTGTTGTAAATGTTGTTACTATTGAAGAGTTTCGTTCTAAGGCACTTAAGGCAGTAGATTTATACCTCAAGAAAAAAGAGGGTGAACGCAAACCTTGTATGTTCGTTTTAGATTCTCTTGGAATGCTTTCAACTGAAAAAGAAATTGAAGATGCTCTTGCAGAAAAACAAGTTCGTGATATGACCAAATCTCAATTGGTCAAAGGTGCTTTCAGGATGTTAACCTTGAAATTGGGACAAGCAAAAATTCCAATGATTGTTACCAACCATACTTATGATGTTGTTGGTTCTTATGTTCCAACTAAAGAAATGAGTGGTGGTTCTGGTCTTAAGTACGCAGCATCTACCATCATTTATCTTTCTAAGAAAAAAGAAAAAGATGGCACAGAAGTAGTTGGTAATATTATTAAAGCAACCACTCATAAGTCTCGGTTGAGTAAAGAAAATAAAACAGTTGAGGTTCGTCTTTATTATGATGAACGTGGACTTGATAAGTATTATGGTCTTCTTGACCTTGCTGAAAAGTATGGTATATTTGAGAAGTCTGGTACTAGATATCAAGTTCCTGATGGTACTTCGCAATATGGTAAAACCATTATGGATAATCCGGAGAAATATTTCACGGATGAAGTAATGCAAGCACTTGATGAAGCAGCACAAAAAGAATTCTCATATGGTTGAACTTAATGACTTTATTCAGATTTATGATGATTCAGTAGAGGAATATGTTTGTGATTATTTGGTAAACTATTTTGAAAAGTCTACCAATCTTCAAGTTAAATTGGAAAATGAACGAAGACCAAATTTTACTGAAATAAATCTGACGGAAAATTCAAAACAAACTCAAGAAATAACCAACATACATAATTACTTTATTCAAAAAACATTTGAGTATAAGAATCTTTATTATGAATTTGTTGATAAGAGATGTTTCCCTGAAGAGCATAACTTTGAGCAATTTAGAATGAAAAGATATATTCCAAATCAAAATGAAGCATTTGATACTCACGTAGATGTTTCTGATTATGAAAGTGCAAGGAGGTTTTTATCATTCTTATGGTATTTGAACGATGTAGAAACAGGAGGTGAAACTCAGTTTAGAGATTTGACAGTTAAACCAAAGAAAACGAGACTAATTGTTTTTCCTCCACTATGGACATTCCCACATAAAGGATTAGAACCAATTAGCAATCCAAAATATATTCTCAGTACATATTTGCATTATAAATGATGGAAAAAGTCGAAACTACTATTCTCAGGAATCTTCTTTTCAACAATGATTATTGTAGAAAGGTTCTTCCTTTTATTAAAAATGAATATTTTGAAAACCTTCACGAGAAAGTAGTTTTTGAAGAGATTTGTAAGTTTATTGTTGCATATGAGCAACTTGCAACTAAAGAAGTTCTTCTTATTGAAACTGAAAAACGTACTGATATTACCGAAGATACATACAAAACTATCTGTGAGTATGTGGCTAGGTTGGATAACAATGATGTTGATTATAAGTGGTTGGTGGATACTACTGAGAAGTGGTGTAGAGACCGTGCCATATATCTTGCCCTGATGGAATCTATTAAGATTGCAGATGGTCAAGATGAAAAAAAGAACAGAGATGCAATTCCTAGCATTCTTTCTGATGCTTTAGCAGTTTCTTTCGATAATAATATTGGACACGATTACTTTAGGGATATTGAAAGACGATATGAATTCTACCACCACCGTGAGGATAAGATTCCTTTCGATTTGGAATTCTTCAACAAGATTACAAAGGGTGGACTTCCTAATAAAACTCTCAATATTGCTCTTGCAGGCACTGGTGTTGGCAAGTCTCTATTCATGTGCCATGTTGCTGCTTCTGTTCTTCTTCAAGGTAAGAACGTATTGTATATTACTTTGGAGATGGCTGAAGAAAGAATTGCGGAACGTATTGACTCAAATCTTTTGAATGTTAATATTCAAGATATCCAATCACTTCCTAAAGTGATGTTTGAATCTAAATTGAATAAAGTTGGTAAAAAGAGTCAAGGAACTCTTATTATCAAAGAATATCCAACTGCATCTGCACACGCAGGGCACTTTCGAGCACTTCTTAATGAATTGTCCCTTAAGAAGTCATTTAAACCAGACATTATCTTTATTGATTATTTGAATATTTGTGCTTCATCACGATATAAGGGAAGCAGCAATATTAACTCTTATACATTCGTAAAAGCAATTGCTGAAGAACTTCGTGGACTAGCAGTGGAAACTAATGTACCAATTGTTTCTGCCACTCAAACTACCCGTAGTGGTTATGGTAACTCTGATGTTGAACTTACTGATACTTCTGAATCCTTTGGTCTTCCTGCTACTGCTGACCTGATGTTTGCTCTCATTTCTACAGAAGAATTGGAGCAATTGGGACAAGTTATGGTGAAACAATTGAAGAACCGATACAATGATCCTACAATGAATAAGAGATTTGTTCTTGGAATTGATAGGGCAAAAATGCGTCTTTATGATGTAGAGCAAAGTGCTCAAAAAGATATACTTGACTCTGGACAAGATGACGAGTATAGTAGTAATGAAGAAAAAACAAGTAAATTTTCTGGATTTAAATTTTAAATATGACAAAACAAGTTGATTTTGCTAAGTACCAGGAATTTGTAGATGCAGTAACTTCTGATGCTTCTACTGATTTCGTTGCTCTTTCTGATCGTCTAGTTGAACTAGATGAAAAAGGTGCAAATATTGAACGACTGTTGACTGCTGGAGTTGGCATCAATGCTGAAGGTGGTGAGTTTCTTGAGATAATCAAAAAGATGATTTTCCAAGGCAAACCTTTCAACGAAGATAATCGAGAACATATGATTATCGAACTAGGTGATTTGATGTGGTATGCTGCCCAGGCGTGTATGGCACTTGAAGTATCTTTTGATGAAGTAATTGCTCGCAATGTAAAGAAACTAGAGAAACGTTATCCTGGTGGTGCATTTGATGTTTATTATTCTGAAAATCGGGAGGAGGGAGATCTGTGAGTAAAGTAAATTTGGAAATGGATATTCGTTCTGCTGCTGCAGTTCGTCAAGTATTATTTGAATCACAAAAAGGATATACTAGTAATATTGAAACAACACCTGTTCGTATTTTTGAACTCCGTGAAGTAATTGCTGATTTGGATGATGCAATTAGTCAAGTAGTGGAAGAAAAAGAATAATAGATTGAATCCCTTTTTCTAAATAAAAGAAAAAGGGATTTTTTGATGGCAATTATTAATAGTAGTGGATATAGAGTTTTAAATGCAACTACAGTAATTAATATTTTAACATCGGCAGCAGTTCAAACTAGAAATTATCCTCACGTTAGATCAAATTTTTATAGTCTAAAAAAATATAATGACAGTAAACTTTTAGTAGTAATTAAGTCTACATATGCTAATAATGCAGAAAGAATATATGATGATATAACAAGACTCTTTGCAACTGATGTTTTGTTGGGTGGCAAGCAAGTATTTACTACTGGTGAAAAATCAAACAAAATTGGAGTTGATTTTGTATTAAATCTTCAGAGAGCAACAACTAAAGTTCAACTATGGTTTAAAACTGAAAAAACAACTAAACCAAAAGTTGCCGAATTATTAAGACCTGGTGTTTTAAATGAAGAGTATTTTGTTTCAAAAATAAATGACCAAGTTCAAAAAATTAATGAAGCAAAACTTGCTGTTGGTATGCCTTCATTGTTTGACCCAAATTTAAATATATTGATGTATGAAAATTATAAACAAAGATATACAATAAATGGAGTTACTTCAATTGAAAGAATAGGACAAGAACTTGGCAAATCTGATGTCAGAATTAAAACCAAAAATAGAAATGAAATTAATATTTCTTTGAAAAAAGAAAACTTTTCTTTTTGGGGTAGCGCAGCTCAATATGGTGCAGCAAAAAATATTTTAGATTATTTGGTAAAAACAAATGTTATTGCTGTTTCTGTCAAAAATGGTAGAAGTACTTTGACTGATGTATCTACTGGAAATTCATTAATTGGCATTAAAACAAAGGCAACAGTGGGTGAAATAAAAAAATATTGTTTTGGGGAGGCTGGAAATAAAGTTGATTATATTCTAATTCAATCATTTAGTAATTTAAATTTCTCGGAGATGAGAAAAGTTGGGGGTGGAGAAGATTATAAATTGGGACTATATGCTGCAAAAATATACACAGAGTCTGCTAATGATGTTATAAGAATGAGAGATGATGTTTATTTAACTATTGTGCCTAGTTCTGATAACGCATCTGCACTTATGCCAACTTATCCTGGATTTAAAATTCAATTTGCAAATACTTCTGGAAGTTCTAAATACTTTGAACCAAAACTTCCTACTGGAACCCTAGGTAGACTGTAAATATAAATATTTAAAAACCAAGTAATAATGAAGACTTTTGCTAGATTTTTTAACGAAGCAGTAGAAACTCAAGCATCTACTGAGGCAAAGAACCGCGGACTCGTAGGTAATGGACACGGAGATTGGTACGATAAACAGGGAAATTTTGTCGCAAAAACAGTTAAGGGAAAGTTAAAGTTTTTCGGACAAGGTGATACGGTATCTCAGGATGGCATTCCTGGTGAAGAAATAAAGAAATCAACAAAGACTCAGCAAAAAACTGCTGCTCCAGAACAAGAATCACAACCACAGGTAAGTGGAGTTGCAATAGTTATTGGCAGATTCAATCCACCATCAAAGAACCACGAAGCATTACTTAAAGTTGGTATGTCTCAAGCAAAGAGACGTGGATTTGAATATAGAATTTATCCAAGTAGAATTCAGGATTATACAACCAATCCTTTGAATCCATCTACAAAAATTGCATATATGCAGGCATTTTTTCCTGATTATGCAGAATATATTGTTGATGATGAAGAAGCAAAAACAATTTTTGATATCCTTGCTTCTGTTTATGGTAGTGGATATACTGATGTTATTGTAATAGTCGGTCAGGATAGACTTGGTGAGTTCCAAAGTTTAGTTCATAAAGGTGAGGGGCAAAATTATCAGTTTAATAGTATTGAAGTTATTCCATCTGGTGTAAAGGATCCAGATAGTGAAGTTGAAACACCTGGTTCTTCTGCTTTGATGAGAGCATCCGCAGCAGTAGATGATTTTGACAAATTTGTGATGGGGCTCCCATCAAGTGCAAACCCTGATGATGCTGCTGCATTATTTGATGATGTCAAGAAGTCATTGCAGGTTACTGAAGATACTGAAATTTGGAAAATAGAACCAATGTTGGATTATAATGCTTTAAGGTGGAATTATAAGAATGAAGGATTATATGAAGTTGATACTATGGTTGAAAACTTAAACACGGGACTTGTTGGGAAGATTATTCGTAGAGGTGCAAATTATCTAATTTGCGTAACTGAGTCTGGTTTTATGTTTAAGAGTTGGTTAAAAGATGTTAGAGAAGTATTTGAAATAGGAACCACGGAATATCTACAGCACACTCAGGAAATGACACCTGGGCAACCAATAGTTTCATTTACTGATATTTTAGTAAAAAGAACTATACCTCAGTTTAGACCAAAAATACTAAATACTAATAGAAAAAGATTGTCTGCTGTAAAATGACCTATTGGGAAAAGTATATCTCTGAAGAAATGACTGCTGCTCAAAAAAAGAAAGCAGCAGAAGAGGTTATTGATGATTTGACCGGTAAAGAGAAGAAAAAGAAAAAAGATAAAAAAAATAAAAGGAGTAAATCAGAATATCAAGAGTATCTTGATAAACAACTTAAGTTTAAGCAAGAAAAGTATGAAGCTCAGAAAAAAAGAGAAATTGAAAAAAGAAAGGAAAGAGCTCAAAAGGAGTCAGAAGGAAAAGCAAAACAAGCATTATCTTCAATTAAGCAGCAAACAATAAGTTACAAGGATCAAGATCCTACTGCCTATAGAAAGGCATTAGAAAATGTTGGAAGTGCTGCTGCTGGAATTGGAAAAGCTGCTTATTATGCATTGCAGGCAAGAAAGAAAAAAAAGCAGGCAGAAAAGGAAGGTTCAAAACAACCAGAAAAAAAAGAACCAGGAAAACCAGGAAGACCAAAAACATCTGCTGATGTTCAACAAGTTTCTGTAAGAGATGTCACTGCTACAAAAAAATCAGATAGAAAACCTTCTGGTGGATTTACAGGAACACCAGAAAGAAAGAAGTTAGTCCCTTCTACCAAGAGACTTGCCCCAGCATCAAAGAAAATTCCCCCTTCTGGTGGAACCCCATATCAGGCAGAACCTGCCCCCGAAAGGCAAACTGGAATGTCTTTGGGTCAAAGGGCAAGAAGAAATCCAGCACTAAAATCCGCACTAATTAAAACAAGAATGGAAAACTATTCAGATTGGAGAGAAGAATTTCTTTTTGAAGTGGAAGGAAAGACAAATAAAGTTGAAAAGGAAAAAATTATTGATGTAATGAATGGAAAAAATAAAATTGTAATGAATCCTACCGTCACTGAAGACCACAAGGAAATCGCAAGTGGCAAAAAGAAAGATGATGAGGGATATATGGCAAATGTTGAATTGGACCAGATGGAGAGAGCAATCAAAGCACTCCGTAAAAAATTAAAGAAATCTGATACCCAACTCCCTGCTTGGGTGCAGTCAAAAATCACAAGAGCATCAGACTACGTTGATACTGCTTCTGAGTATCTCCAAAGTGAAGAAGGACTTTCTGAAGAGAAAGAAGAAAAGAGATACTGCAAACTTTGTAGGAGAGAAGAGGCAAAGGGTGAGTGTTCTTATGGACCTTCTATGTGGGAGAAGTATACAATTAGTGAAATGGCACCATTAGTGGCAGCATTGGGAAGAGTTGCTTTAGGGGCAGGTGCGAGAACAGCAGCAACAACTGGAACCAGAGCAGCGGTTACTTCTGCAGTGAAAGACCTTGCTAAAGAAAAATTAAAAGCAAGGGTTCAAAGTTCACTTGACCGTGCTGGACAAAAAGTTCAATCTGGTGTTTCTGATACGGTAAATCCTGAAGATAGTGGAGCAACTGCTTATAGAAAAGCATTATCAAATATTGTTGGAGAAGAGGTAGATAAAAAAAAAACTTTAATGTTAATGGTGCTTAAAGCACTTGAAGATAAAAAGAGACGAAAAAATTCTCAATTAATTAATGGCATTATTGGGGAAGATTATGAATTAGATGAGTCGGTTGATAAAGATAAAATGAAGTGCAATAAACCAAAGGCACAGGCACATGGTTCTGGTGAGAGTGGAAAGTCTCATATTGTAAAGGCTTGTGAAGGTGGAAAGGAAAAGATTATTCGTTTTGGTCAACTTGGTGTTAAAGGTTCTCCAAAAAAAGAAGGAGAATCTGAAGAATATGCAAGTCGTCGCAAGAGGTTTAAGACTAGACACGCAAAAAATATTGCAAAGGGGAAAATGAGTGCTGCCTATTGGGCAGACAAAGTTAAATGGTGATTGAGGGGTACTTTCGGATAAATAATTTTGGTCCAACTTACGGAGGTCATCATGGATGCAATTGTAGCAATCGTAAAACCACTTCTCATTAAACTTGCAACTCACCCAGCAGTTAAAAATCTTGTTATTGAACTTCTTGAGAAGTATGTAAAAACTACAGACAATAGCATTGATAATGTTATTCTTGCTACTGTTAAGGAACTTCTATTTAAACCAGAAGTTTGATTTTCCAAGTTTATAACTTGGATTTAATTCTATTAAAAATTGAGGGGTAAAGTAACACTTTACCCCTTTTATAAATAAGTTTAGGAAAAATTTTTTACGGAAAAGAAAAAAATGGCACTCTGGGGTAAAAAAGACGACATTTATTCTGCTGGAACACTTACAGTTGATTATTCAACTAAGACTGTAACTGGTTCTGGAACTACATTCACCGCATTGAGTGTCGGTGATGTGATTTCTATCGGAGCTGGTACTACTTTTGGTGAGGCAGTTGTATCTGGTATTACCTCAGATACAGTTATTTCCATTGCATCTACTCAGTATCTAAGTGGTGCTGCAATTTCTGGTGTGGAGTGGACTGCATCCCAAAAACCAAAGTACACTCTTCAAGATTCAAATTATTCTGCAACTGAAATTCTTGGAGTTGATGAGAATGAGATTGTTTCATCTACACTAGAGCCCTCACATACAGGATGGGTTGGAGTTCATACCTACGTTGATAATCACGGAAATCTCAGAAGAAAGACTGAAGTTTTAGTTGCTATGTCGGGAATTACTACTGGTGTAGCAAGTACAACTGGAGTTGGTGGTGATGCTGCTGATGACACCCTTCTTCCAGATACTGTCATTTCAATTGTAACTCAACCATCTAGTGTTGGTGTTGCCACCACTGCACTACCACAGACAGTTAACTTTAGTGTAGTAGCAGCAACTTCTCCAGTATCTCAGGCTGTTACTTATCAGTGGCAGAGAAGTACAAATGGTGGTACTTCATATGCCAATGTTGGTGGAGCAACTACCTCTGCAGTCAGTGTTGCAGTAACTAATACTACATTTAATGGATATCTATATCGTGTTGTTCTTAATTCCACGGGTGCTACTCAAGTTGCATCTAATTCTGCAACCCTTACCGTATCCTGATTTGATGTATGAGATTTGATGAGTTGAACGAAGACAATTATCTTCTTTTTGCAATTAAACATTATGAGAATCCTCAGTCTGTAACTAAGGATGACTTTTATGATGACCTAAAAAGAATTAGGTGGATTAAAAAGTTGTTGAAAAAATATAAAAATGAAGGTGAACTGAAAACTCATTTATTGATAAACCATTTTATTATTCTTTATAATGTTTTTGGTGATGCAGCAACACCAATGCTGTTTTATAAATTGGAAAAGGATTATTGGAGTGTTCTGAAAACCTTTATAGTTTATCTTCAACGGTTTCCGGAATATCCAATTACCAAAATCCATGAAATACCACTTGATGATGATTGTTTAAAAATACTCAATTCAATCTAATGGACGACAGAATTTTAGATAAAATTATTTCAATGGTAAGAAATAATTTAAATGAAGAGGGTGCAATGGCATTGCCAACTAATAATGTTGGTTCTGGTAATATTGCTGGAACTCCAGAGGCAGATCCAGGAAATCCACCAGTAAAAAAAAGAAAAAAATACATTTACCAAAAAAATTCCCGTAAACTTTGGAAAATATAAATGCCATGTTCTCCCAAGAATCTAAATTAGCGGTTCTTGAATCTAAACTCAACATCTATGAAGAACTGTCCAGAGAAATGCTTTCAAAATTGGAAGCAGCTGTGGAAAAAATATCAGAAGGAAATAACCGCATTGCTATGATTCTTACAAAGCATGACGAGAGGATTGAACAGGCGATAAAAACTGATGACCTTATTATAAAGATGATTGATGAGGTTAAGGATTCAAATTCAAAAGAACATGCCCTTGTCATTAAAAGATTAGAGACAGTAGAAAGTAATATCTCAGACTTATCTAAGTTTAAATGGCAGGTAGCAGCTATTTCAGGTGCTGCAGTTTTGATTATCGGTTTGGTAGTCCCCTTTATTGACAACATGCTTCCAGGACCTTATAATGGAGGTTCCCAGACCACCCAAATTAGATAATGAGTTTTATTGATTCCAAATATATCGGGTTGGTTTCTTCCCGACTGCATAAGTTCGCTAGAAAAAAAGAAGGTCTATATAATTTCCGTTGTCCTTATTGCGGAGATAGCCAGAGAACTAAGAGTAAGGCACGGGGATACCTTTATAAGTTGAAGAACGACCACAACTTTAAATGCCATAATTGTGGGGTTTCTAGGACTTTTACTAACTTCCTGAAAGACATGGATACTGTGTTGTATGACCAGTATGTGATGGAGAGATATAAGAATGGTCTAACAGGAAAGGGAAGTCAAACAAAGACACCAGAGTTTAAGTTTGAAAAGCCTAACTTTGCAAAAAAGTCCTTTGACCTCCCTACCATAGAAGAACTAAATAAAGAACACTTGGCAAGACAATATCTAGAGAACAGAAAAATTCCAAAGGAATATTTTCGTGAATTGTATTTTTGTCAGAACTTCAAAGAGTGGACTAACACTCAGAAGCACACATTCGACAATTTAGACAAAGACGAACCAAGAATCATCATCCCACTAATCAATCAAGGAAAAATCTTCGGGTTTCAAGGTCGTAGTCTGAATAAGAATTCAAAGGTCAAATATATTACAATCATCCTAGACGACAGCCATCCAAAAATATATGGTTTAGATAAAGCAGATTTTAATAAGACTGTATATGTCGTTGAGGGACCAATCGATAGTATGTTCTTAGATAATGCAATTGCTATGGTTGGAGCAGATTTGGACTATATGTTTTTCATTAGCAACTTTGAATCAGACTTTGTGATGGTTTATGATAATGAAAAACGAAATAAACAAATCATTCAGAGAATGGAGAAGGCAATTGATTCAAAATTTCCTATTGTAATTTGGCCGAATGACTTGAAAGAAAAGGACATCAATGATATGATACTTGAAGGCATTGATGTCAACAAAATTGTAAAAGAAAATACCTTTATGGGGTTAGAAGCAAAAGCAAAACTTATTGGTTGGAAACGAGTATGAGCAACGGTACAAATGTAGTTAAAAGGAATGGTTCCGTAGAGAGTCTTGACCTGAATAAACTTCATCTAATGGTTGATGAGGCTTGCAAAGACTTGTCTGGAGTATCAGCAAGTCAAGTTGAGATGCAGTCAGGAATTCAGTTTTATGATGGGATTACAACTGAAGAAATTCAGGAAATCTTGATTCGTTCTGCTTCAGACTTAATTGATTTGGATAATCCAAATTATCAATTTGTTGCAGCAAGACTTCTTCTATTCTCTGTGAGAAAGTCTTTGTATGGAAAAATTCAAGACCATCCAACTTTCTTGGACCACATTAAAAAGTGTGTAAATGCGGGTGTTTATGACAAAGAAATTCTTTCAAATTACTCTGAGGAAGAACTTAATAAACTTGGTACGTATATCCATCATAATCGTGACTACCTATTCACTTATGCAGGTCTACGTCAGGTCGTTGATAAGTACCTCGTGCAAGATAGAAGCACTGGAAGTGTATATGAAACCCCACAGTTTATGTACATGATGATTGCTGCGACAATCTTCTCGCAGTATCCAAAAGAAACCAGAATGTCATACGTCAAGAGGTATTATGACGCAATCTCCAAACACAAAATCAACATTCCCACACCTATCATGGCAGGAGTGCGAACTCCACTTCGACAATTTGCTAGCTGTGTTCTTGTTGATTCTGATGACACCCTCGATAGCATCTTTAGTTCTGATATGGCTATCGGCAGATACGTTGCACAAAGGGCGGGCATCGGCATCAACGCAGGTCGCATCCGTGGTATCAACTCTAAAATCAGAGGCGGAGAAGTTCAGCACACAGGTGTTGTTCCATTCCTCAAAAAGTTTGAAAGCACTGTCCGATGCTGCACTCAAAATGGCATCAGAGGTGGATCAGCAACTGTCCACTTCCCAATCTGGCACCAAGAAATCGAAGACATTCTAGTTCTTAAAAATAATAAGGGTACTGAAGATAATCGAGTTCGTAAACTTGACTATTCTATTCAAATTTCTAAGTTATTCTATGAAAGGTTCATCAAAGATGAAGAGATTACTCTCTTTAGTCCCCACGACGTACCTGGACTTTATGATTCTTTCGGACTCCCTGAGTTTGACGATCTCTATGTTTCGTATGAAAAGAATCCGTCCATTAAGAAAAAAACTATTAAAGCACAGGAACTTATTCTTGACCTCCTTAAGGAACGTGCAGAAACGGGTCGTATCTACATTATGAATATCGACCATTGCAACTCTCACTCTTCATTTAAAGATAAAGTGTGGATGAGCAACTTGTGTCAGGAGATTACACTTCCTACCAAACCACTACAGCATATTGA